CCCTTCTTGATAAAGATTAACAATCTTCGAACGTTAATTCTATCCAAGGCGCTTCTTGTAACCTGCAATGTCTTTTGTCCAAAAATTACGATTCCTTCGTTCGGGAAACTTGCGATTGGGTTAATATTCGCCTCATATAAATCATCGCGATCTTTAGAAGTCAATTTTTGTGTAACATTAATAACTGGCAGGCCGGCCAACCCGGTTGACAAACCACCACGATTGAAGCCCGCAGGGGCGAACCATGGTGCCCGTATCCTATCCGTGTAAGACATGGCTCCGATTGCCGGGACAGATGGTGGTATGTACACTATATTGCCCGCCAAGGTGTCTCTCGCTTGCACAAATGGATAGAAAGCACAACCATAGCTTGAATTGAGGGCACGATTCTTTAAATTAGTAATCGTATCGCTCAAATTGGGATACGTCTTTGACGTTCCCTCGTGTGCGGGGGCGAAATCGCCCTTAAGATCGATGATGGCCAACGCATCTGCCCTTGCCTCACAAGTTTCAATAAGGTGGGTTGTTAGCTGTTCATTCGTAATACCGGGGATTGAGACCAAATTATATTGTACAAATTCAGGGTCTCTAACGATATCAACCGCCTCTTTAATTGAATTAAACGCATAGCTTGTAGTTTCAGTCTTGCCCTCTAGCACACTGGCATTTCTGAAGGGATCTCTTTCTGTGATCTTTAGACCATCGGAGCCGCCGGCCAAAGACATTGTAAATTTATCTATCCCTCCAGATAAAACGCTCTTGTAGGTTGCTGCGCCGTCTGCAGAACTGATTGCTGTGCCTGCTGGCCTAGACCCAGATTGCCAGTGATATGTTCCAGAAGTAATGGCGACCTCATCAAGAGAAAAAACAAATTGGTGTTCTGTTACATCAGTAACTTCATCAATTTGACTACTCAATTCATCTGCTTTGTTCCTGTTCAAGTCATAATAATCAAGGTTAAACTTGTTTGATGAATTGCTCTTGCCGGTCCAAACTCCCCAGTAAGCATCAGTCGGATCTGAGAGGCCGTCTTGCGATGCAGAAACTCTTAGCTGGTGTTTGGGAAACATCAACTTAATTGATGGGGCGTCGGTGCTGCCAGTTCCAACCGATGAGCCTGTGATTATAAGGCCAAACCCGGTGGCCGCTGGGGCCTTGGCACTAGTACCAAGAATCTGTGATGCACCAAGTGCCCATGCACCGCCCTTAAATACTGTTTGCATATTGGTGGTGGGGCTAATAGTTATATCTTTATATTTTGTTGGTCCATAAAAACCAAATGGCAACAACTCTTCGTTAACGGGGTTTTCAGAGAACATTTCAACTCTAATATATTTTGAATTATTTGTGAAGTCGCCGCGTGTCTCCAACCTTCTTGTGGTTGAGTTGAATTGCACATATTGATCACCAATCTTTGAAGCAATATAATTTGGTGAAGTTTGATCTAAATTACAATTGCTAAACCTCTCTAAGACAACAGGGGCAGCGTCATTATCATTTGAACGCCGAACTAGAACATCAAAGCGGCCATATTTGTTAAATTGATCTCGTGAAAAATTAACATTTGCAATGGAAATTTTAATATTGTTTTGTGCCCACTCGCCATGGTCCAAGCCATGAAATTTAAATAATTTTGGCATTTTATCGTATGCGTAGGTTGCTTTGGCATCGCCGCCGCCCAAATCTTGGCCGAACACCCAGCCAGTTGCCGGGTTGTTTCTGGTCGTGCCGCTCTCAAAAGCTATTTCTCTTGAGCCGTGCTGGTTGGAACCAGACACCAGTGGCAAAATGACTCCTACATAAGTTCCTGTAGGGCCACCGGAGACTGCGCCGCCAGAGCCAGTAACTTCAGCGTTTGTCTCTAATTGCTCAAACTGATTAGTAAAAGTTTCTCCCAACCAATATCTTTCTCGATCTCCTGCAACAGTTGTATCTGTGTTTATCAAAGTGGGGTTCGTGTTAAATACCTTGCGAATATAATTATCACTGGTTTCAGACAAAGAGAAACTAATAACCCTGTCTGCGTAATTTTCTGACGAGCCAGTGATTGAAACAGTAAACACATCATCAGCAGAGGATCCAACTAGGCGACCCATACCTCTACCCGCCTCGGTTGCAACGGTCGAACCTCCGGACAGATCAGTGCCAACTAGGCCGATTGCCCCTTGTTCAATATACCAAATTGCGACCAAAGAACCGGTAGCGGAGGCTGCGGTTGTGTACGATCCAGAAAGTTTATTTGGCATGACAAAAAGGCCATAAGCACTACCAGTTGCAGCAGTACCCATGGTAAAGGCCGGGGCCGCAGAAAAAGAATCAGTGGAGGTTACTGTCCCTGATAATTTCCAGCCAGCATTTCCGGCGGTTGTTGCATCTATGTGTTTTGAACCCAAAAGTCTTAAATAAGTCAATGTTGAGGAATTTTTCAACCAAGCTTGTGAAGCATAAGTACCATACATTGGTGTTGACTCATTGCCATTGCGCCAAATATCCTCAGAATTTCCACCGGGGACTGGATTACCATATAACTGAACAAACTCGGCAAACGAATCAACAGTGACTGGCCGCATGGCTGGGCCGCGCTGGGCGCGGCCGATGACCATTGGGCCAACTTCTCTAGGCTCATTGGGAAGCTGAGAATTGTCAATTTCGTTTAGAAAAACACCGGGTGAAATAAATTTAAACTTTCTGGAACTCATCTAAAATCTCCTAAACTATGCTAGAATAAATAGTTTTTAAATAATGCAAATACTATGGCCTATAGCCATCGTCTGAAAAATCATTAATATCGCCTAGCATGACATGCTCTCTGGGAAATTTTACTGCAACAAAATTTTCGTGCCTTTTAACTTGGGGGCCATCTTGATTATTCCCAGCGCCCATTAAATAACCCAACACATTCATAGAAATTGTGGCCTCGTAGACCTTTTCATTGTTGGCCAAATTACTTAAATTGTTTGTTATTCCGTAGTCGCTATCGTAAAATGCCTCATATGTATGTCCGCTATCACTAATCATTACCTGATTAATATTATTGGTATACATAATAAAGGGGGCTATTATTTCATTCATTTGTTGTTGATATTCTGCCCTTAAATATATTTTATATGACATACTATGATAAATTGGCAATGGGACAGTCACATATTCATATACCACTTTTTTATTTTTAAATTTAAAATTATTTTGTTTGTACAATCTTATAGAATCAGCATTGGCGAAATTTCTTGTTTTTGATGGTTTAATTTTCTTTGAAATAACCATCGCGGTGCCATCCTGATCCATAAAAACTTGGGCCGGGATGATTCTGTCTGCAAGATCCGCGAACTTAACACCCGTTCTTTCAACTGATATCAATGGAAACTTGAGAGATTCTGTGCCTAATTCTCTCATTTCGCGATCATTTTTTATCTGAAAAGCCCTTTCCTGTGTTAGCCAGACAACAGGAACTTTTTGCCAGCCATCATTTCTAGTGGCAAAAGCATTTACACTATCGTTGACCCACCGAAAAAACGCCATATCAACGGTTTCAAACGTCGAGGGTAACAATGTATCGTATTGAACCGGATAAGCGCTTTTAAACAGGTTCTCGGCGGTTTTACACGGATAAAAATACTCTCCAACTGTATGAGTTCCAACACATTTCAACTCTTCCGCTTTTTTAAGAGCATCGCGATAATTGTTATACCTATATTTTTCCTTAATAGTCCTTAACATTATGGTTTAAATTTTCCCTCCCTTGCCATTATACAAGTTGCGGCTATCTGAAAGCTTTTATCTGTTTGCCCAAAAAGCAAATCAGGCTCCCCCAATTCCACTATTTCATAATCAAAATCACCAAATCTTACAAAGTCCCCAACCCGAACATATAAATTTTGATCCTCTGTCAACCTTCTTTTATGAAAATTGACTGTTATTTTAACCCTTCTGTCAACACCATATTTTGTGAATTCAGTAGTGGAGCCTCCCCAAGTAACTTGAGCAAACACTCTGATTGGGGGCAAATATGTTTTTTCGATGGCCTCGCCATATAAAGGATGATAATTTGTGTGCTCTTTTGAAATGGGGAAATAAAGAATTTGTTGACCAACAACCCTCTCAATTACCTCATCGTTAACTTGTTTAACAAAATCAGCCTCTTTTTGGCCAGTAAAGAGAGGTGGTGGTGGAGCGTCTGGTTTTTTCCATTTGTTATCTGCCATTTATTTTACCCAACAAAAAGAGGCACTGGCACCTTGCTTAAAACATCTGCTGCCGCTTTTGTCATGTTCGCATCCTTGGTTAATAATTTTTCATAAGTCAATTCATCCAATACTGTCTTCAATTCTGTTCTCAGTGCATCTTGCTCTGTTTTTGCCTGATTCAATAAATCAGATGAGTTTAAAGTGACCGAC